TGCAGGATCTTCTACAAGAACTATTTTTTTCAGTGGTTATACTCCAGCTGTATCTCCTGGTTACACAGACAATATGGATTATGTAACCACTGCTAGCACAGGAAATGCTACTGACTTTGGTGATGGAACTATTGTTAGAGGTTATGGTGGTACTTTATCTAGTTCAACAAGAGCTGTTCATGCTGGAGGTCAAAACGGAGGTCATAAAAATGTTATTGACTACGTAACAACAGCTTCTACTGGTAACGCTACAGATTTTGGAGATTTAACAACTGCTAGATCAAATCCTGCACCTTTATCTAATTCAATTAGAGGTGTATTTGCTACAGGATACGCTTCACCTACCATGGTAGATGTCATAGATTATATCACTATTGCTTCAACGGGTAATGCTGCTGATTTTGGTGATGTTCAAACTGCAACTTCTACAAATGGACAATCTAATGGCCATGGTGGACTTTCGTAAAATTCTATAGTATAAAACCCACAACATGATCATATACATGCTAAACTATAAAGGAGAAAAATATGTCATCTAAAGATCTAGTTATACAAAAACTATCAAACTCACCATTGGTTAAAAAAGAGTATAAACAAATGTTAACCAACATCAATTCAACACTACCAGCAATAAAACAATCAAGCTCAAACTTTTACAAATCACACTCACAGTTTATGGGTGTTATGTTGGACGTTACAGCAATCACACCTATTAGATCAGTCAAGCACACGCTAGCTGAACTAGATAAAACTAGAATGGCCTTAGAAGAAGCACAACTTAAAATGATGAAGAAGGATATAGAGCTTCGTCAAAAAGAAAAAAAACTAGCTGATGGTGATTTTAAAGATGAGCTGGAAAGAGAATTATTAGAAACTGAGATCCTAGAGGTCAAAGTAAACATGAATAATATACAAAATTCAGTATCTGGTGCTATTAGGAAGATGAACTTCTTTACCAATCAATACAAAAGTATATTGAAGAAGCTGGGTAAAGATGATATCACAGAGGAAGAGTACGAAAAAGAGGAGGCTAGATATCACGTAATGACGTGTATGAAACAGGCTCTGAATGCTGCTCGTGCAAGAGGTGGAGTCATTGATGAAGGAAACTTGATTTATCTCTTTGACATGGGTATAAATAGTGCTCAGGCGCAAGCTGAAATTTATGCTTATTTAAAAATGGAAAATAAGTTAATGGATGAAAACAAAGCGCCAACTCACGAAATGACCATGCAATGGTTAGAAGCGTGCGCTGATAAATTCTCTGGTGAATCTGTAAAATTTGCAGAGCGAAGAGGATTTAAGCTATACGATGAAGAGTCGCTTAATACTAAACTTTTAGATAATAAGGAGAAACCAAATGGCAAACAAGATAGTTAAATACAAACTTACGGATGCAGGTACAATTCCAACATGGATAGATGATGGTGGATACTATCCTGATTCTGAAGAAGTTATGATTGGTGCAACGGTTGATGGTTCAAGTGAAACTGGACTTGGTGAACTTGCAAGTGAAGCAGATGTAAAAACGTATTTAGATACATATACATCTACGTGGACTGAAGAAGACGAAAGTTCTGATGATCCAACTGCAACTGTACCATTCGATCAAACAACAGCAGCCACATATATCTGGTCTAAAAAGATAGGTTAGTAAATGGCTAACTACCCGCAACTTGATAACGCTTCAGGCGTTTGGAATCTGCGTGAAGTCTATGACGCGGTAATGGGTGGGTATTGGCCGAATGCAAATTCAACAGGTTTATTTTTTGGTGGGTTTAACCCGGCTGAACTAAAAGAGATAGCTAAAGTAAATATATCTACAACAGGTAATGCTACAGTTTTTGGAGACTTAAGTACAAACACTGGTAATGGTGGAGCTGTTGGTTCTTTTACTAGAGCTATTTTTGGAGCTGGTGTTACTCCAGCAGCAAGTCCAGCAGCCGTGGATAAAATAGAATACGTTCAATTTGCAACAGAAGGTAATGCAGCCAGTTTTGGAGATTTAACATCAGGAGGAGAAAGAACAAACGCTGCTTCTAATTCTACTAGAGGACTTTGGTTTGGAGGATTTGATAATCCAAGTTATCTTAACGTAATTAATTACATAACTATGAATAGTTTAGGTAATTCATCAGATTTTGGTGATTTAACATCATCGAGAAGATCACTTGCAGCTTCAGCCTCACCTACAAGAGCTATCATGGCAGGGGGAGACACAGGTTCATTAGTTAATACTATAGATTTTGTAGAAATAGACACAACAGGTAATGCAACAGATTTTGGAGATTTAACATCAACCAATCAAAATGCAGGTGGTGCCGCTTCTTCTACAAGATATGTTTGTGTAGGTGGTAATAACCCTTCTTCTATTACAACATTACAATTTGTTACAATAGCATCTCAAGGAAACGCAATAGATTATGGTGACCTTTCATTAGATAGACAAACTGATTGTGCGACTAATTCTGTTAAATCAGTAAACTATGCAGGATATAATAATCCTGCTGCAGAAGTTAACACAATAGATATTTTTACGATAAGCACTGGTGGGACTGCAACAGATTTTGGAGATGCAGTAACTGATAATTTTAGATGTAGAGGAGCATCAAACTCGCACGGCGGACTAAACGACGGATATCAAGGAACAAGACCAATACCATTTAACGAAGCTGGTGGGGATGTTGGAATGTTTGCGGGAGGTTCACCTGATTTAGAACTTATTCAAACTATTAATATTTCTTCTACAGGTAATGCAAATAAATTTGGAGATTTAACAACTGGAAGAAGACAATTTGCAGGAGGGTTTTCTAATAAAACTAGGTCCTTAACTGCTAATGGATATGATGGAGGAAGCCCTGGTTATCCAGCAATCATAGAATATGTTGAATTTGCTACTCAAGGTAATTCTGCAAATTTTGGAGACACTAGCGCAGGTGGTGAAACTGGAGGAGCTTTTGCAAATAATACAAGGGGTGTAACTGCACTTGGTGTAGCTGGCCCTGCAATAGTAAATACAGTTGAGTATGTTACAATGGCAACATTTGGTAATACAGCAGATTTTGGAAATTTAACTGTAGCAAGATGTCAAGAAGCAGGTCTATCTTCAAACACTAGAGGTATAATAGGAGGTGGTAAAACACCAAGTTTAAGTGACGTTATTGATTATGTAACGATATCTAGTGTTGGTGATTTTACTGATTTTGGAAATTTAAGTTTAGCTAGAAATGAAGTAGCAAGTTCTAATTCATCAACAAGAGGTGTTTTTTTAGGTGGGGGTTCACCGAATACATCAACTGCTAATGACACAATTGATTATATAACTATAGCTACAACAGGTAACGCTACAGATTTTGGAAATTTAGTAACTGCAAAAAGAGGTTTACATGGATCAGTTGCATCAAATTCAGTAAGAGGAACTATTGGTGCGGGAGCAACTCCTAGCACAACTAACGTAATAGAGTTCATTACAATTGCATCAACTGGAAATGCGTCAGATTTTGGAGATTTAATTGTATCAACAAACAATGTTGCTGCATCAGCAAACGGACATGGAGGATTAGTAAGTGGCTAGGTCAACAACATTTAAATATACTGTAACAGTAGTTGATTCAGGCGGAAACAAATACGCTATTGATGGTAACACTCAACAATATGTTGTTTTGTTTCCTGGTTGCACATACGAATTCAATCAAGACGATAGCACTAATGGTGGACATCCTTTGCGTTTTTCAGAAACATCAGATGGTACACATAACTCTGGATCAGAATATACAACAGGTGTTACAACATCTGGTACACCAGGTTCAGCTACAGCATTTACAAAAATAGAAGTAACAAGTTCAACCCCATATATTTTATATTATTATTGTACACAACATAGTGGAATGGGTGGCACAGTAAATATGCCAAGTAGTGCTAACACAGATAGAGCAGTATTAATGGGTGGGATTACACCAAGTGCTACTAACACTTGTGATTATGTTGCTATTTCAACTACGGGAAACGCTGCAAATTTTGGCGATCTAGTTAGAACACAAGGTGCTTATGATGCAAGAGGATCAAATACAGTTAGAGCAATTTGTGCAGGAGGTAGTGCTGCAGTTACACCTTCAACAGATATAAGTGAAATAATTTTTACAACACAAGGTAACGGTGCTGACTATGGTGATCTTAGTGCTACGAATGCAAGAATGGGTGGTAATTCAAATTCAGTAAGAGCAGTATTTGGTGGTGGAGAAAATCCAAGTGGTACAAATAATCAGATGGAAGCAGTTATGATTACATCAAAAGGTAATGCTGTTGACTTTGGAAATATGACTGCAGTAATGAGTGCGTGTGGAGGTTTAGCAAGTACAACAAGAGTAATATGGGGAGGAGGAGATGTTCCTGGTGATTATTCAAATGTTATTCAATATGCAGAAATTGCTACAAATAGTAATGCTACAGACTTTGGAGATTTGACTGTTGTAAGAGGTTGGCCTACTGGAGTAAGTAATAATACAAGAGGTGTTTTTGCAGGTGGTTATACTTATGATGGTTCATCAACTTATTACAATCAAATGGATTATATTACAATTGCCTCAACAGGTAACGCAACAGATTTTGGAGATTTGGTTTCAAATATGAGACCTGCTGGAACATCAAATAAAACAAGAGCAATCTTTATGGGTGGTGATACTGGTAGTGCATCAAATGTAATTCAATATATTGCAATAGCGTCTACGAGTAATACAACTGATTTTGGAGATCTAACAGAAGCAAGAATGTTAGGTAGTGCAGTTTGTGGTTCACATGGAGGTATTGAATAATGTCTAATTCAGGAAAAATTTGGGATGTACGAGAAGCTTATAAAAAAACAAGAGGTAATGACTGGTCTAGAGGATCAGGACGAGGTTTTGCTTGTGGTGGTCTTTCACCCTCAACCCTTAAAAGTATTGATGTTATAACTTTATCAACAACAGGTAATGCAGCTGACTATGGAGATCTTTATTCTTCTGCTGAAGGTGCAGGAGGATATGCGAGCACAACAAGAGGTTTTGCTCATGGAGGTGAAAACCCTAGTTATTCAAATATAATACAGTATTTTAATTTTTCATCGCAAGGTAACTCTGCAGATTTTGGAGATTCAACAACAAGTGGTGGTTTTAGTGCTGCACACTCTAATAACACAAGAGGTATAGTTGGAGGTTTTTATACTCCAAATACTCCATCACCTCACATATCAAATATAATAGAATTTGTAACTATGGCAAACACAGGTAACGCTACTGATTTTGGTGATTTAGGAGAAACTGTATTTGGTAATGCGGGTTATGGTAATAATACAAAATGGTTTAAATCAGGAGGCAGTAATAATGGTTCTTGGGAAGGTTATTCTAATCGTATAGATACAGTAACAATAGCTACTACAGGAAATTCTACTGACTATGCAGATTTAAACACAGGAGTAAATCGTGCAGCAGGTTTTAGTTCTACTACAAGAGGAATTACTACAGGAGGTAGTGTTCCGTCAGGTAGCGCTACGTTTACAAACGTAATACAACAAAATGATTTATCTAGTGGTGCAACAGGAACAGATTTTGGTGATTTAACGGCTGCTAGAGGAGCCGTATCAGGAGTAGACGATAGTGTAAGAGGTGCATCAATGGGTGGAATGACACCTAGTGTTTTAAACACAATAGATTTTGTAACAATTGCAACAGCCGGTAATGCTACAGATTTTGGAGATTTAACTGTTGCTAGAAGATATACAGTGGGTGTAGATGATTCACATGCTGGATTAGATTTTAGTCAAACTCAAAGACCATCAGTAACCTATATGCCTGGATCAGGGAGAATGCTTTTATTCGGAGGATATAATGATGATGCTGGAGCCGCTACAACTGATATAGATATGATAACAATACCCACATTAGGAAATGCTGTAGATTTTGGAACTATGACTACAGCTAGAAGATTGTTTGGGGGTTTTTCAGATAGGCTTAGAGCAACAGCGATGGGAGGAGTTTCTAATTTAAATTCAATGGAAACAATTTTATTTTCAAGTTTTGGTAATACTTTTGATTTTGGTGATTTAACAACAGGTGTTCATTTTAATACTGGATTAGCTAGTGTGACTAGAGGAATAAATGCAGGTGGTATAACACCTTCTTTTTCAAATGTAATTAGTTATGTAACAATAGCGTCAGCAAGTAATGCAACTGATTTTGGAGATTTAACAGCTGCGATAAGTGGAACTTCTGGAGCTTCTTCGTCTGTTAGAGGTATTTTTGCAGCAGGTAATCAAGCATCACCCGTAGGAGAAACTAACGTAATTTCATATATAACTATTGCCTCAACAGGTAATGCTACAGATTTTGGTGATACATCAGGAAATACTACAACACTAGGAGGAACATCTTCTTCAACAAGAGCTGTATATGCTGGAGGAAGCGACAGTGCAGTTCCAAATGAAATACAATATGTTACAATTGCATCAACAGGTAATACAACAGATTTTGGTGATTTAACTGAAGGCAGAGGTAGAGCATCTGCAGGATCTAATTCAATTAGAGGTGTATTTGGCGGTGGTACTAAAACAGGTGCACCAGCTTATCCAGATACAAATGTGATGGATTATATTACTATTGCTTCAACAGGAAACGCTGCAGATTTTGGTGATTTAACTAGAGATAGATCAGGTGGTGCAGGTTGTTCTGATAATCATGGTGGTTTACAAGCTTAATAGAATAGTGTAATATCCTATATATGAAAGAAGAATTATTACAGTTGTTTCCTACACCTTTATTAATTGTACCTTACGAAGAATCAATTGATGAAGAGTTAACATATTTAAAAACTATTAGTTATCGTGAACAACAACAAAATGGTAACTATAGATCCGACGATTCATATTTATTACGTCAAGAAAAATTAAAAAACATAAAAAATTTTTTAGGTGAGGCTGTAGATAAGTTTACTAAAAAAGTTTTACAATCAAAACAAAGATTAATAATCACTCAATGTTGGGCAAATAGAAACCCAAAAGGGTCCAAGCATCACGAACACGTGCATCCAAATAGTATTATATCTGGTGTGATGTATTTTCAAATAAATGAAAAATCACCACCCATACAGTTTACAAAAACAAACCAAGATGGTATGAAACTAGATCCAGAAAAATACAATCATGTAAACTCCGAGTCTTTTATGTTACCTTGCAAACCAGGTGAATTAATATTATTTCCATCCTCATTAAAACATAGCGTACCGATAAACATGGGTGATGAAGATAGAATTAGTGTATCGTTTAATACTTTTAGTATAGATGCATTAGGATCAGAACAAGCACTAACTCATTTAGATATAAGGAGGTTGATGAATGAGCACAATTAAAAGTTATATATACGTAAAAAATCACATACCAAAAGAACTTTGTGAAGAGTTAATAGATGAGTGTAACAAAGGTATTTGGAAAAAACATACTTGGAACAATTATGCCGAAGGGACATTTAATTCTGAACCTACAAAAGAATTAGATGTAATGAATTGCACTAAAGAACAACAAGTAAAGATAACACCATACTTAGCTAAAGCATTAGGTGAGTATCAAGAAAAGCATAGTGTACCAGGAGACAAGACTCAAGGACCATGGCTCAGTAAGTTTAGTCCAATAAGATTTAATAGGTATCAAGTTGGCACTATGATGAGAGAACATTACGACCATATACACAGTATATTTGATGGTCAAATGAAAGGGGTGCCCATAGTATCTATTGTAGCCAACCTAAATGAAGACTACGAGGGCTCTGAATTCTATTGCAGAGGAGAAGAAATTAAGTTAAAAACGGGTGATATACTACTGTTTCCTTCTAATTTTATGTATCCACATGAAGTTAGGGAGACGACAAAAGGCACGCGATACTCGTTTGTAAGCTGGGCCTTTTAATATATAATGAGGTTATA